ACCTGTTCTTTTGCCCGGTGGACGGCGGCAAGCCGGGCGTGCGCAGGATGACCGCAACATGATCCTGCTGGGCGGCATCGACACGGCCATCGTGCTAGGTGACTTTGGCGTCACCGCGGCGCAGATCGCCACCGGCGGCGATGCAGACTCCCCGCTGCTGAACGACGTGGACGTGGGCGACACCACCACGGAACTTCTGTGGGTGCTGGTGCCGCCCCTGGTGTCTGGCGGCACAACCCGGGTGAACGACGCCGGCATGTACCAGCGCCTGGCGCCGCCCACGGGTCTGGAGATCCAGTGGTATCGCCTGCTGGCCATGCCGGCTACGAGCGAGCCGGTGGTGCAAGACGCCCCCATCCGCCTGCAGGTGGGCTCTGCAGTCATGCCCAGCAGCCGCGCCCGCACGCAGAACCTGGCGGCCAGCCGCCGCCCGGCCAACCTGGCCTGAACAAGGAACGCTGCCCCATGTCCCTCAAGCTCATCACGCCGGCCTCTGCACTGGCCGTCACGCTCGACGAAGCCAAAGCACAGTGCCGTGTGGACGGCACTGCGTCGGACGCGCTCATCACCCGCCTGATCCGCGGTGCCACCGCACGCGCCGAACACCAGACCGGCCGCGCCTTGCTGGACCAGGAATGGGAACTGGTGGTGGACGCCTTCCCCTTGGCCGAAGTGAAGCTGGCCAATCCACCGCAGATGGTCATCAACAGCGTGAAGTACTTGGACCCGGCTGGCGTGGAGCAGACCCTGTCGCCCAGCGCCTACGTGCTGGACGAAGAGAAGCTGCCCGGCTGGTTGTTCCCGGCTGCTGGCACCAGCTGGCCGAACACGAACGACGTAGCCAATGCGGTGCGCATCCGCTTCCGCAGCGGCTACGGCGTGTCCGCTTCCTCAGTGCCGGAAGGCATCCGCGACTGGATCTTGGTGCAGGTGGCCACGCTCTTTGACAACCGCGACGCCGTAGCCCTAGTCAAGGCTGACGACGGTGCAGGTACCTTTGCAGACCACCTGCTGGACCCGTACCGCACCTATCTGTGACAAGCACCATGCACGCCGGCAGCCTCAACCAGCGCATAACCATCCAGCAGCCCAGCCCGTCTGTAGACGCCCTGGGCCAGCGGGTGGAGATATGGACGGACGTGGACACCGTGTGGGCGTCTGCACGCCCCCTGCGCGGCCGCGAGTTTTTCGCCGCCGGCCAGGTGCAAAGTGAAGCCGCGGTGGAGTTCGGCATCCGCTACCGCGCCGACCTGACCGGCGCCATGCGCGTGCTCTGGCGCGGCGTGCCGCACGCCCTGGTGGCCGACCCCATGGACGTGGACGGCCGCACCAAAGAGCTGAAGCTGCTGTGCAGCGCAGGCATCAGGGACGGGCAATGATCGGCGCCCGCGTCACCGGCCTGCCGGAACTGAAAGCCGCCCTGGCTGGCCTGGTGCCCAAGCTGCGCGTGCGGGCCCTGCGCAATGCGCTGGCCGCTGGTGCCCGCCTGGTGCAACGCGAAGCCCGCCGCGCCACGCCCGTCATCAGCCCCGGCGCGCTGGCCGTGCGCAAGGGCTATCGCAAGCCCGGCACGGTGCAGAAGGCCATCAGCGTGCGCACCAGCAAGCTGGCCCGCCGCAGCGGTGACGTGGGCGTGTTCGTCAACGTGCGCCCGGCCAAAAAGGGCGCTCGCGGCGCCAAGAACCCGAACGACCCGTTCTACTGGCGCTTCATCGAATTCGGTACCCAGGCCCGCGCCAAGGGCGAACGTGTCACCAGCAGCGTGCGCGGCCGGTTGAAGCGCCGCAAGGTGATGCGCAGCACAGGCGCCACCCGCGCCTGGCGCTTCCTGCAGCAGGGCGCTCAGCGCCTGCCTGAAGCGCTGCAGGTGTTCATCAAGACCATCGGCCCGCAGATCCAGCGGCTGAACAAGCCCAAGGCCCCTGCGCCCTGACACCGCCATGAGCATCGAAACCGACTTCCGCGCCACGCTGGCCGCGCACCTGCCGCTGACGGCCCTTGTGGGCAACCGCATTGCGCTCAACGCCGTGCCCGAAGGCCAGGCTGTGCCACTGGTGGTGTACGCCTGCGCGCATGACCGCACCCTGGGCCTGGACAACAGCCTGCTGGCCGACCAGTGCGCCATCCAGGTGGAGTGCTGGGCAGCCACCGCCACCCAGGCCGACGAAGTGGCAGACGCCGTGGTGGCCGCTGTGGCCACCGCCCCCGCCGCCAGCGGAGCCTGCGTGGTGGCCCGTGCTGGCACGCATGACCCCGAGCTGGGCCTGGACGGCGTCACGCTGACCGTGGAGTGGTGGGCCTAGCCCGCACCGCAACAGTTCTTCAACCAAGCCGCCCCAGGGCGGCTTTTTTCTTGTCTGAAAGGAGCCAGTCATGGCAAACGTCAAGGGCCGCAACATCAAGGTGGAAATCGCGGCCACCTACGCGGCGGCAAAAACCGTCACCGCCATCACGCTGGCCAGCCCGGGTGTGGCCACCAGCACGGCCCACGGCCTGGCCAACGACACCGTCGGCTATTTCAGCGCGGTGGGCGGCATGGCCCAGCTGGAGAACCAGGCGTGCCGGGTCAAGAACCAGGCCACCAACACGTTCGAGCTGCAGGGCCTGAACACCACGAACTACAGCGCCTTCACGTCGGGCAGCTTCACGCCGGTGGCCACCTGGGCCACGCTGGCCGAAGCCACCAGCTACGACATCGGCGGCGGCGCGGCCGACAAGCTGGACGTGACCACGCTGCTGGACATCGTCAAAAAGGAAGAGCAGGGCCTGCTGCCGGTCAGCAACGTGTCCATGAACGTCATCGCGCAGGACACGCCCAGCGCCGCCATGCAGCTGCTGGAGTCGGCCGTGCAGAACCAGGGTGCTGTGGTGGTGCGCATCACGCTGCCTAACGGCGCGGTGCGCATCTTCCGTGCAGAGCCCAGCCTGCCGGGCGAAAGCGTGCAGCAGGGCGCCGTGGGCACGGGCAGCCTGGATATGGCCGTCAAGGGCTTCGTGCTGAAGCTGGCCGCCTGAGCATGGACGTGCAGGCTCTGCTGGCCAAGATGGCCGAACAGCGGGCGCACTGGGTGGACCTGCCGGGCACCGGCACGCCCCCGCTGCGCCTGCAGTTCCACCGCCCGCCGGAAGTGGAACTGCCCGCCCTGGCGCACGGGGTGCGGGTGGACCACGTCATCCAGTACGCCTGCGGCTGGGCGGGCTTCACCGAAGCGGCGCTGCTGGGCCCGGCCGTGGGCAGCGCGGACGCGGTGCCCTTCAGCCGCGACGTGTGGGCCGCCTGGGTGCGCGACCACGCCGACGCCGTACCCGCCGTGGCCAAGGCCCTGGCGGACGTGGTCACGCGCCACCTGGAGCAGCGCGAGGCCGTCGCAAAAAACTCCACGCCCTCCTTGACGTAGCCGATGGCGTCGAGTTCGAGGGCGAAGCCCCACCCCAGGCCAGCAGTGCAGACGCCTGCGCTTTCGCCGTGTACCGCCTATTGGCCAACGGCATGGGTGGCGTGGACTGGAGCGGCCTGCCGCTGCTGGCGGGCTTCATGGGCGTGACGGACATCGAAGGCCTCATGCAGCGCCTGGTGGCCATCCGCATGCACCAGACCAACCGGGAGAAGACCTGAATGGCTCTCGCAACGCTCAGCATTGACCTGGTGGCCCAGCTCGCCAACCTGCAGGCCGGCATGGACAAAGCCGGCCGCCTGGCCGAGAAGAACGCCGCGCAGATCGAGGCGCGGTACCAGCGCATGCAGACCGCGCTGGCGGGCATTGGCGCCGCACTGGGCGCCGCTTTCAGCGTGACGATGCTGACGCAGTTCTTCCGCACCACCGTGGACGGCCTGGACGCGCTGAACGACCTGAGCGACGCCACCGGTGCCAGCGTGGAGAACCTGAGCGCGCTGGAAGACATTGCGGCCCGCACCGGCATGCAGATGTCTACCGTGGGTGATGCCGTCATCAAGCTAAACAAGGCGCTGGGTGATGCCAAGCCGGGCAGTGAAATTGCCGACGCCTTCAAGAAGCTGGGCCTGAATGCAGAAGAGCTGAAGCGGATCGACCCTGCCGAGGCCCTGCGCCGTGTGGCCGTGGCGCTGTCGGGCTATGCAGACGACGGCGACAAAGCCCGCGTGGTGCAAGAGCTGTTCGGTAAGAGCCTGAAGGACGTGGCGCCGCTGCTCAAAGACCTGGCCGAAGCCGGCCAGCTGAACGCCAAGGTGACGAAGGAACAGGCCGAAGAAGCGGAGCGCTTCAACAAGGCGCTGTTCGCGTTTCAGAAGAACGTGCTGGACGTGGCGCGCGAGGTGTCCGGCCCGCTGCTGCAGGCGCTGAACCAGGTGGGCGGCGCCTTCCGCGACTCTGGTGAGTACGCGGGCGAGCTGACCGGCACCGCGGCGAAGCTGGCCGTCCCTCTGCAGGCGCTCACCGTGCTTGGCGCCAATGTGGCCTTCGTGTTCCGCGGCGTGGGCACTGAGATCGGCGCCATCGCAGCGCAGGCAGCGGCGCTGGCTACCTTCGACTACGCGGCAGTGAAGGCCATCCGAGCCATGGCCGTGAAAGACGCAAAAAAGGCCCGCGCCGACCTTGACGCATTTGAGCGCCGCGTCCTGAACCTGGACGGAGCCGCCAACGACAAGCTACGCCGCCAAGAGAACCGCGGCTTCACGCCTGCTGTGCCTGGCC